AAATAATATATAATTTCTTACTTTTAAATTACTCATTGTTCTTTCATTTACTATAGTTGTAAATTCAAATGTAGAAGCTGCGTTTATTTCTTGTGTAAATGTATCATCAAAAAAGGGAGTAAGCCCTTTACCCCCATTAAACAAAACATCTACTATTTTTTTATTTCTGTCTAATATAAATAATGTTTTCAAATTTTAAATCGCACCTCCTAATCTAATTGAATTTTTCTATAAAACTTATAGCAGCACTTAAACTAGTTGTTGAACTGTAAACACTTACTGAATTTGTTCCTGGAACAAGTGGGAAAAATGTACTACCTATATCAACTTTTTCCATAAATGACTCTCCATTTTTTAATACAGTTCCTTCATTACAATCTATATCAAGTCTATCTCCAGCAGTAAAAATTATCGGATTGAAAGGTTCTGGTGTTTGTGGAGTTAAATTATGTATATTCATACAAGTCATAGACATATTTTGAATTTTATAACTACCATAAGCAGCCATATAGAGTACTACATATGATAAATCCCCTATCGGATATTTTTCATTATAAAGTCCTTCATAAATTAATGGTGTTGGCGGAGTGATAGTTTCACTGTTCCTATTATTTCTACTTATTTTTAATGACCAAATATCTTCTTTTCTTTCGATGTGGAATCTTATATACCCACGATTCCAAGCAGAGCTACTATCTCCAGATTTTACTTTAATTCTATTTCCATCTTTATCTTTTTTAGTTTTAGGTGCTGGACATTGTGTTGTGTCTGTTAAGACTAAATTACTTCCTATGTATGCACTTGGTTTTGTATCTCTATAGTAGTAGTTATTATCTAACAGTTGAAACTTAAATAACTTATTATTATTACTATCGAATCCATATAGCTCCAACAATCCTAACATATCACTTGTTGTTGTTTCTGACCCAGAATCATCTTCTTCTTTACCTATGATTGATATTGCTGATGATGATGCTAATTTACTTACATAACTCATACTAACATACCCAGAAGAGCCTTTATACGTTGTTTTGCCCCATCCACTGCTAATATCTGTTATTTTTAAAGAAGTTCCCTTTGGTATAGTTTTTTTAATCTTATATTTTGTACCTCTTCCACTTCTAAGTCTTAAATTTGCTGTAGTTTTATAATTATAAGATGAAGATGATTCTGAAACTTTCGATAAATACAACATATAACAGTATCCTGTTTTCCCGTTGTACGTAACTTTACCCCATCCTCCGCTTATATCTGTAACAGATACAAGTGTACCTTTTGGAATAGTTCCAAGTATTTTATAACTAGTTCCTCTACCATTTCGAATTCTTAATGCAGCTGTGGTTTTATAGCTTCCGTTTGATGTATTTCCACCTTGACTCGTATCCCCATTTCCAAAGTCAATATAATCAGAATAAAAGCAAAAAAATCCGTTAAGTATAAAGTTTTTTATGTTGCTATCTAAATTTCTACGATAACAACACCCATGCCATCCAGTATCTTGTGAAGATGATATATTAGGAACAAAACTATCACCATCATCGCCTAGAACCATAGTATCATTTGTAGCGCCTTCATCAACTACATTACCAGCAGCAGTCCATCCAGATAAACTTTGACATTTTTCATATAATACAAGTTCATCTTCTGTAGCGTTAGTTTGACCTACTTTGGGATATTCTCCTATTAAAATAGAACCTTTTTCACTGTCAACTTGTAAAAATGTACTATCTTCTTCGAATTCAACTGATATTTTAGGGTATGTGTCAACATCCCCTTCATTTGTAACTTCTTCTTGGCTATCATTATCGTAATATTTTTCATCACCTTTATAAAAATACGGATCAGAACATATAAATTTTATTTCTCCTTCACCATAGCAAGAGTTTTCTACTACAAATACATCTGAAAAGTTATAACTTTTAACTGCTGCATTAATATATTTATCTTCTGAATCGAGATATAATTTAGCTTCTTCTCTATGATCAAAACAAGTTTTCATATCTTGAACAGTTTGATTATAATCATCTCTATTTTTAGTTCTAACATTTATATTTAGTGTTATTTCTCTATCTTCATCTCTAGTAGAAAGAAAAATACTACCACTTCTATCTTGAATTACCTTTGAGTTAATTTCTCTATCTGGAATACTTGATATTTCTTCCGATACTATTCCAAATCCGTCAAAATCACTAACAATTATGTCGTTATACGCTAGATATGACATTATTTCGACCCTCTCTTTCTACTATTTCTATCTCTTACTTTTATTAATTCTCCGTCCATATACTTAGCTGTTTCTTTTGCTACAACCTTACCATCTAATTCTGTTACTATATTAAGATAAACTACCTGATCATCTTTACTAGCATTTGACTGCTTTCCTTCAATATATCCATAGTTTCCAGTGGCCATCGCATAACCTTGATTACTACCTATGGCCATAGCGTTAAGAGAAGAAAATGCTGCTGTAGATAATGTAGCTAATGCAGATGCTGTTTTTCCACCTTCATTTACTGTTCTAACGCTTCTTGTAACATTAACCTTAGTATTCAGTGTTCTATTGGTTGCATGAGCTATCTTGTTCATATAGGAAGATACAGAACTATAAGCTTGTGACATTTGTGTTGTAATTACTTTTCTTAGTGATATAAACTGTCTAGTTGCATTATTTCTAGCATTTGATGATTGAGTATTAACAACTTTGCTAATAGATATCATCTTGCTTGTAACTATATTTCTAGCTTCTGATAATTGTGTGCTAATAACTTTCTTAAGTGAAATAAACTGACTTGTTGCAGAGTTTCTAGCATTAGTTGATTGATTTCTAACTATATTTGATATATTAACAAACTGATTTCTTGCTATATTAGAGCAAGATACAAATGAATTTTTAATAGAATCTCTTAATCCATTAAATGTAGTAGATAAATTATTCTTACAAGATTGAGCAGTTTTATCAAGGCTTTGTAATGCTTTATCTAATTTTGTCACTTGTGAAGCATCTAAGTTTTTAAATGCTGAATCATCATTTCCAGTAAATAAACCTTTAAAAAAGCCTACTACCTTATCTTTTAATCCACCAAGCATTTCAAAGAAATCTCCAATATGCTCTATAACACCTTGTCCTATACCAGTTATTAAGAATTGCCCTACTTCTTCTGCCATCACTGTAGAAGGCGAATGTATGCCGAATAGATTTTTAAACCAATCTACAATGCCTTTTACGGCATTATCTATCATTTCACCTATATTTGGTATTCCTAATCCTTGACCTATACCAGCTATTAGATTTGTACCTATGTCTATACCCCATTTTTGCACTGGACCAATCCAAACCGACATTATAGTGTCAAAGTTAAGTAAATTTCCAATTTGACTTTGTATACTTTCAAAAGCACCTCGTAATGCAGAACCAATAGCTGACCCAATAGCACTTACTGCATTAGGAATCTCAGCAGAGATACCAGAAATTAATCCACCTATAAGTGAAGGTCCGACTTCTGCTCCTAAAGTCCACATAACATCTTTTTTGCCAACTATATATTCATTTACAATTTGGAATAGTGTATCTGTTGCTTGTCTAATTAAATCTTGATTTTCTGTTATAGCTTCTTTTGCAGCTGACATAAGTGATTTAACAGCATTTTTTATATCAGCTCCGTTTTGAATAATCCAATTGCATATATTTTTTATAAATCCAGATATAGCAGATGTTAAATCTCCAGATTGATATGAGTTTGTAATACCTTGGCATATTCCATGTACTATACTTGTTCCTATATCAAGTATTCCTTGCATAGAACCACCAGTAATAAAACCTTTAGCACTAGATATAGCATTTTGGATAGCTTGTGGTATTTGTTTAGCTGCATTTTGTACACTCTTAACAAGTCCAGAGGCAATTCCTCCATCACTGTCTTTATATCCACCTAGTAATGCTTTTTCTAATCCTTGGTTTTGCCATGCTCCAAAGAACTCTGCTAATGTATTAGAAGCTCCTTTAATAGAACCTTTTAATTTTTCAAATACTTGTATTGCTTTACCTTCTATTGCAGATGCTAACGATAGCAAAGAACCCTTTGTGTCGGAATCCATAGCCTTAGCCATTTTAGAAGATAAACCTTCTATAGTTTCTAAGTTCTTTTGATATTTTTTAAAGTCCTTATCAGACATTCTACATACTTCTGTTACTTCATCAAAGCTATCAGATAATCCTAAACTTTTTAAAGCTGCTTTTCTTTGATCATCAGATAATCCTTTTGTTGTTTCTCTTAGATATTCTAGCTTTTGAGAAGTATTTAAACTAGATAAACTTACATGGTCTGCTGATAATCCATATTTTTTCAATATTTTATTAGCTTCTTTGTAAGTCATATTAGCGTTTATTTGACTTTCTATTTGTTTCTTTTGTTTTTGTGTAAGTCCTGATGTATCACTATCTATTTTAGAAATAGTCGAATCGTAATCGTATCCGCTTTTTACATTCTTAACAATTTCACTCTTTGTATTTTTCATAGCTCCACCAAGTTCACGCCATTTTACAGCACTTTTGCCTGTAGCAGAATCCATTGATTCAAATACATCTAGTAAATCACTCATATTTTTCTTAGTTACTTTTCCATCAGCACCTAAAACCTGTATAGATAGTGCTAAATCTTTTGTAGAAAATCCTAAGTCAGTTGCTCTTTCTTCTACAGAGTCATATACATCTTTAAAGTTATCTATAATCTTTCTAGCTTCATTGCCTTTTTTACCCATTATAGACATATTTTCATTCCAGAACTGTACTGTTGATGTAGAATTTTCTATAGAATCTGATAATTCATTCCAAGCACCTTCGCCTTGTGATAGCATTGCCAATATACCTGGAGCAGCATTTTTACCTACTATAGCAGTAAGCAATGCAACTTTTTGTGATTTTTCCATACCATTCATAGCTGACATAAGTGTTTTACAAGTAGCAGCTAAATCTACATTTCCATCTGCTGTTGTTTTTAGATAACTTCCTGTTTCGTCAGCAGTCATACCTAATTTTTTAAGCGCAGCTTCCATTTTATCTGTAGGTGCTGCCATATTCAATAGTTATTATCGTGAAGCTTTTTATCTTCACCTCTGGAAGTTTCCTTCATTTTCATCAGTTGGTCAATTCCAACTCAGTTTGGCGTACATTTTCATCTTCAACTTCACTTGTTAAGATGTTCGACACTCTTGGAGGGATTATATTTATTCACCCTCTACGCTCTACGATACTTTATAGCCTTTCGCAATCTATAAAGTTATCTCGGTATTAACATATTTATTAATAATTGCAAAATAAAAAGGCATCTTATTCAGATACCTTATCATTTATAAATTGTTCATATTGTTCTTTTGTATTGTTACCATATCCGTATATATGATGAAATTCTTTATGATGTTTCTTGCAAAGAACTATTCCGTTTTCTATGTCAAGTCTACTTTCTTTGTTCTTATCAAAAGAATCTAAATGATGAGCAACTATATCTCCGCCTTGTTGCCCACAACATTGACAAGTATAATTATATTTTTCAAAAATCTTTTCTCTCCATACTTTATATTCTTTTGTATCTCTATTTTCAGCTCTTTCTTCATCTGTTAAATTCACATTGTAATTAGGATTATTACTGCCTTGATTATACTCGTTAAAACATTCATTTGAACAAAACTTTCTTCCTAATTTAAAATCCGTGAAGTTTTTGCCACAATTCTTACAAGTGTGTTTATATCTGTGTTTATTTTTTAATCTATATTCGTGATCTAATTTACATACTTCTAAATTATTTTCTATACGATAATTTTTTCTTCTTTCATTTAAAACTTCTTTATGTTCTTCATAATACTGTTTACTCTTTTCATTTAAATACACTTTATTGCTTTCACGATATTTCTTTTGTGATATTTTTATTTTTTCTTTATTATTTTCTCTATATTCTTTGCATTTTTCTAAAACTTTTGCTTTGTTGTTGTGGTAATATTCAGAAGTATTTTTCTTTAAAACTTCTTTATGTTCTTCATAATATTGTTTATTATGTTCTTTTATTTTAGCTTCATTTTCTTTTCTATATTGTTTTCTACGTTCTTTGTTTTTGGTATTATACTCTTTATCGTATTTAGCTTTCTGTTGCTTTCTGCAATCTTTACATTGATTTCTATACTTATTAGTATCTTTTCTAAAAGAAAATTCTGTTATATCTTTTTCTAAACCACAACAAATGCATATTTTTTTCATAATAAAAAACACCTCCGACAGTATTTTTCTTTTCCGATTTATTTAACAAGGGAAGAAAGCTCGGATAACTTTCTTGTCATTAAGGCTCGCGACTTCCTTAACTATCCCTAAGAATATTATAACATATTTACAATTATTAATAAACTTAGCCTTCACCGATATTGCCGAATCTTTTTTGAATAGTATTTCTACTAAACCGACCAATATTCTAGCCAACATATTCTTCAAAGACATCCCTGCCTTTGAACCTTTTACCAATTGTTACAATAAGGCTCTTTATCCTTATCTCTCCTAGTTTCCTAAGAGTATCGGACTATCTCTTCACCATATTTAATAAACTTAGGTGCAGGATTTCGTGGATATTTCAACTGTTCTAGTTTACTTTATCTAGTCTCTAAACCTTTCTATTATCCCTAATAGAAGTGGTAATTGATTGGCATATTAATTTTTGCAATTAACTTAGCTTTCCAATTTTAACCCTGTATTTTATGCTACTAATTTCTTAGTAACCGAGCATATATGTCTACCCGCATTTGCCATTAGGCCAATAGCAGTATTTAAATCAGTTACATTTACTCCTAATGTACCAGCTTGTGCACCACATTGAGTTAATGCATAACCATACAATTCTACATTGGTATTACTTCTTGTAATTGTAGAAGCTAATTTATCAACAAAATCACTTGCTTGATTTGCTTCCAATCCAAGTGCTGTAAGGTCGTCAGTGACGATATCTGAACAACTGGCGAGTGATTGTCCTGAAAGAATACTAAGGTTGACTACAGAATTAATTCCACTTAGCATCTCTGAGGCGTTCCAGCCAGCCATACTCATATATTCAAACCCTTGGCCAATTTGATAAGCTTGGAATCTAGTGGTACTACCTAAATACTTAGCTTTATCACTTAATTGTTCTAATTGATTCCCTGTTGCTCCACTTAATTGTTGAACTTTATTCATTTGTGTTTCAAAGTTTATACCAGCGGTAGCTAATCCTTGTAATGATAGTGAAAATTCTGTAATAGACTCAAATGTAGTCTTTACTGCACTACCTAAAGAGGTAATAGCATTAGTTATAGGTGAAAAATCATTCTTCATATCAGTTAAACCTTCGAAGAATCTTTGCTTACCTGCTTCATATAATTTTTTTAAAGCACCTACTAATATGGTAACGGAAGCTATAATAGCTTTTACATTCCCTGGAATAGGCAATGAAGCTGAACTTATTCGGCTAAAAGCTTCACTGAAATTACCACTTTTAAATGCTGAAAAAATACCTGTTAAATTGCTTATAGAATCTTTTAGCTTTCCAGTAGAACTATTAGCACCTGTAGCTTTATCTCTTAAACTAGACATTGTTTTACTTACGCCAGATAATGCTTTGTCTTTTATCGAGTTTATTTTATCTTTTAAACTAGTAATTTTTTTTGTACTATCAGCAGTTTTTTTGCTTGTTTCAGATACTTTTCTATTTATCTTATCAACCTGCTTAGTAGCATTGCCTAACTTTACGCTATTTACATTTTTAAAATTCTTAGTTGTATTCTTAGTTGTATTATTTAATTGCTTAGTTTTATTATTTATTTTATCAACCTGTTTAGTGACATTATCAAGTTTTGTGTTTCCAGCCGTTTTAGTCTCTGTTTTAAACTTTTTAACCTGTTTATTAGCATTATCCATGCTTGATTTAAATTTTGAGACATCAGCCGTAATTTTAATATTTATTTTTTTGTTGTCACTCATTTAGTAATCACCTTTTGCCTTGTCATAGTCTCTAAACATATCTAATATCTGTTGCTTTTCTTCTTTTGTAGCTTTCTTTTTATCTTCCTTTTTACTATTTTCAAATACTTCAACAGGTGCAAATTTCTTACCACCTAAAAAAGCACCAATCGCATTATATACAGCATAGTAATTATGGTAATAATCATCTTCTTGTTCTTGTTTGTATCCTTCTAAAATCAACTTAGCTTCTTTATAAGTCAATGCATAAAAAGTAGTAGGCGACATTTTCATGCCCCCTACCAACTTTCTAAACAGGTTTTCAATTATATTAATAAAACTAAGCTTCTTTTCTTTTACTTTCCCTCATCAGCATCTTCGTCAGCTTCAATATTTTCTTTTGAACCTAAGCTTTCTACTAATGTTTCCATTATTACATCTAATATATCACTTATGTCATGACCTTCTCCAATGTATTGATCCATTAATTCTCCAGCTTTATTTTCTGTCATTTTTACATTAGTTGATTTTAAAGCATAATAGAAGAATTTTCTTATTATTGGCATATTAAAATATATAGCGTCTAAATTCATTACATCTATTCCAGCACCTTCCATAGCGCACATAGTATTTATAGTAAATTTTAGAGTATATTCTTTACCATTTATATTTAAAGTTTTACCTGTCATATTTCATTATATCCTTTCATTATACTTGTGGTGAAGCTGATGATTTATCTTCTAATTTACCAGCCCCAGATAAACTCATTGAATATTTAACTAAATCTTCATATGGAGCATCTAAATCTAATTCTGTTATGTAAGCTTCACCTTCAAGGCTAATAGTTCCAGTTTTATTTTTTATAACCGCTTTTATTTCGGAACTGTTTAAGAAAGCAGTTTGAGCAGCTTTATATCCTGCATCGCTTACATAAACAACACCATCACAGTCTGCTGACCATTGTTTAGCACCAGATATATTTATATACCAGTCACCACTATCTTTTGAAGAAGCATCTATAGTGTCAGCTTGCATTTTTATTGATGTATTTTGTTGTCCACCTATCGCTTGTTCGCCAGCATATAATAATAGGTCGACACCTCTTACTACTTTGTCTTTTACTGCTGTTTCAGTCATAATATCATCCTTTCGTCTTATTTCATTTGAGTCTCTACTCTATAAATTAAAATGCCGTGGTAATATTTACCCTCGGCATCCGTTTGTTCTATTATTCTACTTGAATCCAAGTAGAAGTATATTTGCATATCATCGAACATTAGTTCTTGATTCTGTAATAAGCTATTTACTTGCTTCATTATTTCTCTAACTTCTTTTTTACCATTATAATCTGAAAAAATATCTATAGTTTGATAATCCTTGTAAGCAAAATCTGTTTTAGTTGAATTGTCACCGCCATAATCTACACCAATTTGAATATATGGGCATTTAGCATCTTTAGGTACGCTGTCATAAACATCATAAGGAAGCTTATTTAGTAAGTAATATAAATATTCTTGTACTTTTACATCAATCATTTTGATATCCTTTCAATAAGCTTATCTAAGTCTTTATCTAGCTTATCTTCGTTTTTCTTTACTGCTGGTTCAAAGAATGGCTTAGCTTTTGTTCCTGGATGATGAACTTCTTTTGCGAATACATCTGTATTTCCTTCTTTCCAATGGAGTGCTTGTTTGTCTTTTGGTTTTATCGTGTGAGGTCTTGTTCCGTATTCAACTGCTGTGGCGTACGAAATGTTTGTTCCTGTTTCACCACTCATTTTGCCAGTTATATTAGTAGTTATAGAACCTCTAAGTCGACCAGTATCAACTGAACAGTTTCTTTTAGCATCTGTTTCTATACCATATAAAGTGCTTTTTACTAAGTTTGATACTTCATTTTCTACATTTTTAATATTGAACAATTCTCCTGCTTCAACCTGTATTTTAATTTCCATTAATCATCACGCTCCATAACTACCATATAACATTTACCATAGTCTGCTATAGATACTTTTTTATATTTTTTATCCTTATAAAGAATTTTAAAATCATCATCTAGATCATCTAATATTTTTTCTTTGGTAAATAGTTTATTTAGAGAATATGATATTTCTCTTCCTTTGCTATCTATAGATTTAACTGTATAAGGTGCTACTTTACATTTTATTGTCTTTAATTCTGTCTCAGTTTCTTCGTAGCCCCCCATATTATCAGATATTTTCTCTACAACTAAGATAGTTGCTTTTTCTCTGTAATCCATTACAACATCCTTAATCTTTTGGATTTAGATTTTATGTTTTCTTTCTTATATAAATCTAAAATACCTAGATAATCGCTAAAATCATCTGTGCTATAAGTAGTCGATAATACATCTATTTTTTCTGTTGTTATTCCCTCTGCACCGATTCTGCGATATCTTTTTATTGCCACTTCCTCTGCTATATATTCAAGTTGCTTTGGTATTTCATTACCTTCTAAATATACAGATAGATAATTAGCAGCATCACTTAAAAGGACAGTTAAGAGATTATCCTCCGAACTGTCCTCTGTTAATCCTAATTTTAGTTTTATATTTGAAATATCCATAATATTATCCTAATATTCTAGTTGCTAGTTCTGGATACATTGTTTTATATCCGTAAAGTACATCCATAGATAACATTTCTTTTTTAGTTTTCATGTCATATCCTTTTACAACTCTTAAAGTTATACCATTGTAAGAAGTTGTATAAGCTTCTACGCCACTTGGCGCAGCTAAAGGTCTAGTTACAAATGCGAAAGCAGCAGGGTTAAACGCTAAGTTAGCAGTATGACCTGCTTCTACTTTTATAACAGTAGATGTAGTTATGTCTTTTTTAAGTGCTGGATATATATCAACTGTTATTGAATTTGAAGAAGCTGTTGCATCTTTTGTTACAACATAAGAATTACCTAATATAGTTAATATATCACCTTGTTTTAAGTCTCCAGTTAAAGTTGTCTTTGCTAACACTAATTGAGTTTGTCCGGCTTTAGTTGTAGCACTAGCTTTTAAATCATTTGTACCACCTAAAGAACCAGCTTCATGTACTTTTATACCTTGAGCCATGTAATTATCTAATCCCATAACTCTACCTATAGAACCTTCTCTTAATGCTTGAGTTGAACCAGATTTTTCAGCATTTACTATAGCTGGAATAGTAGTAAAATTAGCGTCAGCTTCTGGGTCCCATATAGCAACTCTGCCAGCTATAGGCACTTTATTTATGTTTAACATTTTTCTAGCGTCAGCTATATCATCTAATGTTGAAGGAGTTGTTCCAGCAGTACCAACACAGTAAGGTATATCTTTGTATAATTCTAATCCATCTGCATTTATTTTTTCTGCTAATGCAACTGCTGCAGGTTCTAAGAATAATCTATTTAGATCATCTACATTAGTAACCATTTGAATAGATGTAAAGTCTACATCTACAGTAGCAAATTTATCTAATGTAACTTCTACAGAATCTTCAACTACATCTTGTGGTGTTGTTCCTGTTGCTTGGTTGAAGTCCTCTGCTTTTAATACAACTGGTTTTTTTTCTTGTATTTTAGCACCTTTCCCTTTTACAAAGTCGCCAGAATAGTCTTTGTAAACTAAGTTAGGGAATACTAGATTTTCTATTAATCTAGGTAGCAATTGTCTTGCTATCTCTTTTACTTCAATAAATTGATTTGCCATTAATCATCAGTCCTTTTCTTATTGTATTGTTATTTCTTATTAGCAAAGTATTGTCTGTAATATTCTTCGTCTGTCATGTCAGAAGTATTTTGATTGTAATTAGCTCGTTGATATGTATCTTTGAAGTTTCCATTGTTTCTTAGGCGCGCACTAACTCTTTTTTCAACTTCTTCTTCAATTCGTTTTTCAAAAGCTTCACTCTCTGCTTTTTTAAGAGCTTTAAATTTTTCTAAGTTAGCATGTATTTCTTCTGCATTATTTCCACCGATAAATTCTGCATATTCTTCTGGAATATTATCCACTTTTAATTGTTTTCTCTTTTCTTCATTTAAGTCTCTTAATTCCATACTTCTTTGAAGTTTCTCATAATTAGCGTTAGCTTGTCTGACTTGTTCTTGTAGTCTTTCATTTTCTGTCATATTTGCAAGTCTTTGGGCTTCTTTTTCTTTTTCTACTTGTTGTCTAGCTTTTATTTCAGCTCGTTTTACTTTTTCGTCCGCTTTCTTTTGCCATTGAGAATACTTTCTATCAATCATTTTGTCTAATTCTTCTTGAGTGATATTTAATACTTTACTTTCTCCACCTTCGCCACCATTAGTATTATCTATATGATTATCTTGTGGAGGTTCTTCTCCACCTTCGTTGCCTTCTGCTAATAGTTGAAGGTTCATTTTTAATTTGTTATCTTCCATTTTGTATTTCCTTTCCGTTTTAGTTTCGTCAAACATATTTCCATGAAGCTTTTTAAGTCGTCATCACGTTTTGGACATAAAAATAAGCCCTTTCGGACTTTTATTGTTTTTATTTAATTTCCCATTTATTTTTAAAGGTATAAACTATCAAGGAACTTTTTGCAAGCGCCTTAAAAACGATTTTAGAAGGTTGAATTATGTAAACTTTTTATTTAAAATTATGTATTTATTTCAGATACAATTAATTCAAGTCCAAGCCTTGTAAAATCATTTGTAGTACCTGTTATTTTATAATCAGTAATACCTTTTATTTCAAAATCATCTAATTTTAACTCAAATTTTTCTTTTGTATCTTTAATACTAACTTTATGTAAAGGATTTGTATTATTTTGAGAATCGTTCATTAATATTCTCCTTCCTTATAATCAGTTACAGGGATTATAGTGCATCGTTCGACAGAAGCAATGAAACGGTGGAACATTACTACCATAACTTACTTCTTCGATTTTAACCACCTCCCTGTCCATACTTTCACAGTCAGCACATGTTCTTTCATCAAATGCAACACATATCTCTAAGGCTTTTACTCCATTGTCTTTATATCCATCAACATGGCCTTTGGTCATAAAAAAATTAGTCTCAGTTCGTATAAGCCTTTCAGCTTCATACTTAGTAACTTTTTCAAACTTTCTTACTTCGCTACCCATTTTCTGAACTGATTGACCTTGTATTAATCCTTTTGTAATAGTTTCTTGGATTTTATTCAGCGTAGCTGTTTTGTTAGTCCATATTCTACTGCTAAACTGTCTACCACTCCAAGGATATCTAATAGCTTCTTCAATAGCCTTCTTAGGTAATACAGCATTACTTCTGCCTACATCTTTTAAAGCTTCTTTATATGTTCTTTTGTAAGCTCCAGTTAAATGGTCTGTCATAGTCATTTGCATGTTGTTTGTATGCTTTATTAATTGTATGTCTATTGCATCTAGTAAGCTTTGTAACCTTGTTACATTCTCTCTAGCGCCTATTCTTTGCCATTCTATTAACACTTCTTTACCATTAGTTTTATTATACAGTTCTCTTAGTTCTTGGACTTTATCCCTGTATTCTCCTAATTCTATGAGATTTAGAAGCTTAGTTGCTTCTGTATAAGTCAAATTATTTTCTATAGCATATTTGTTGTAAAAATCATTTAATTCTTTTGATATTTCTATATAAGCATTATGATAAGCTTTACGTATTTTTTTTATAATCTTATCTTCTGATAATTTACTCTTTTTATCTCTGTCTAGCATACGTTGATGCCAGTATTCTCTGCTTTTCATACCAGCATAGTATTTAGCTTTTCTACCCATAAATAAACCTCAAAGCAAGCATTATAGTAAAACTATAAAAGATTGCATCTCCAAAGCAATACAGTCTCTTTTTTGTAGTTGCGCTAGTAAATATTCCTATGCTATCTATCATTAGCACCAAACCACTAACTATTAGAACTATCCATGCTATTATCGTTATTAACATCTTCGTTTTCTCCTTCATCATCTTTTTCAAGTTTTGGATCACCTATATTACTATCTCGATATATATCCATTACTTGCATCTTTTCTTCATCTTCCTTTTGTTTACGTTCTATTTCTTCTTTTGCATTTTCTACAAAAGATAATTGAGATATAAGAGTTTCATCAGATAAGATTCCGTTTAATTTCGCTACCATATCTGCCATTTCTGTTGTATTCGTTGGCAATGCTCTAGTAAATGTAAGTTTCACATCTCTATAATCAAAGCTTTTATTGTTTTTAGCATTAATAACATTAGTTACAAGTTCAAGCATTCTTTGTATAGACTTCTTCCATTTACGTTCTTTTTTACTCATGTCTTTTTCTAATCCGAATAACTTAAATTTCAACGCTACTCCAGATGCATTTCCAGCGAAGCTTTCATCAGTTAAAGGAGGTGTTTTAGTTAATTTATGAAAATCAGCTACTAATCTATTTAATGTATTTTGTATATATGTATCATTAATATCTTTTACAAGAAATTTAGCATCACCATCTTCATCAACTAATAGTATCCTATTATTTTTCATATCTTTTACATCATTTTCATCTGTAGCACTTAGATTTTTAAGCATTAAATAAGCGTTATCGAAATATTCAACTTCGTTAACGCAGCTAGATATGATACTTTCAATAGCATCTACAAGTGATATTTGATTTTCAAAACAGCCTTTTCGCTCTGTATTTTCTATAAACTCAATCACTGGTATGTCACCAAAGTTATGTGTTGATTCTTCTTGTAGTGTTAATGTTCCAGAAGGTCCTGTATAGTGATAAATTTTATCTTTAGTCCATAATCTAACATCTAGATTAATTGTATCTTCTTCAACATCTTCATATTCATAATATCTTATAGCGCCTATCATATTCTTAGATAAACTTGTATCATGGATAACAAAGCAGTTCTTGGCAGATTCAGTGGCAAACCTAACATTAGCTTCTTCATCTGTATAAAGTATTAAAAATGCTTGTCCGTCAATCGAAGTAAAGTGATCTAGTTCCATATTGCACTCTTGAAAGTCATTGTATTCTAATATATTATCAAGAAGCTCCTGTTGAGTTCCGTCTTTACATGTAAATGTAATTGGTTCTCCAGAAAAATAACCTGTTCTTATATCCACAGCGTAGCTTGGTAAAGATTCTATTATTTTATAGTTAGGTTTATTTTCATCTGCTTGTTTTCTAAGCAGTATTTTATGCTTATCACTATAATAATTTTCATTTCTTATAAACTTACCTTGAAATTCTTTATGTCTAGATATAAGCTTCTCAACATCTTGTGGTTGAATTTCTTTTACATTCGTTTGAAAGAATGGCATATCATTATGCAGTATCACTTTATCACCTCCTTCTATACATGTTTTATATTCCTAGGTTTAATTTCTTAGATTTTAATCTATTGCCTTTTAATTTATCATCAATTAAATACCTTAAAGCAGCCATAGCATCATCCATAAATTCTACTGGCTCATCTAGGTAAATACCTCTTTTCTCGTCATATTTCCACTTCCATTGTGTAATTTCTTTATAAAAGTTTACACATTTAGGATGTATATGTATTTTCATTTGTTTTAAATAGTCAATTTGTGCTTTAACACTTCCTGGACCTTTTACTACAGGTCTTGCTCTATATCCTGCTTTTTTCCACATTTTAATTCTGTCTGGTTCAGCACTATCACAATACATAGTTAAATGTTTTTCCATACCATAAGCATTAGCAATGTCAATTATTTCAGATGTATCTTTTTCGTGTACATATATTTCATCACAAATATATAATTCGCCGTCTTTAAAACCAGCTCTAAGTATTGCATCAGCATGATTAAAACCAAAGTCTTGTGCCAATCTCATATTGTCAAAGTTTTCAAAGTTTGTAGGAAATTCATGTACTATATAGTTGTTTAATATAGTTCCACCAGTTTCTCCCCATTCTCCAAGCCCATAAACTTTATATCCTTCTGGGTCTTGTTCTTTTCTCATCATCATTCTTTTGTGATAAGCAGCATCTATAAATCTGTTTTCTAAATATGTACTATGATGAGTAAATATATCTTCACTTTCATAATCAAAATATTTCTTTTTAATCCAATGAGTTGCTGCAACTGGGTTAAACGTAAAAGTTATTTGATAATATAAATTAGGATTAGTTAAAATCCCTCTTAAACGGTCATCTAATATATCCACATCACTTTCTGCTAGCTCTGTAGCTTCTTCACACCAAACCCATGTTAACTTTCCAGTAGGGAAGTTTATAGATTTTAACTTTTCTCTTTGTTTAGCATCATTAACACCTCTAAATATTATAGAGTTTCCAGTTACTCTACTTCTCATTTCTAAGGGATTAGCTGTTATTTTCCAATATTTATTAGCATTTTTACCATATATTTCATTGATAGCACTTGTTAATTCTGCATAAGTTGAATATTTATGAGTTGATTCTGATTTTCTAACTACTAATAAATTAGCGCCTTTATATTTTGGATCACTTAGCTTTAATATATAGTCTTGAGCTACATTTACTGATTTTCCACTACCAGCAGAACCTTTCATAGCTCTATATCTTTTTCTAGTTTTATTAGCTTCTTTAAAACTTTTATTAAATCCAATTACTATATTCATATCAATCACCATAATCAACAATTATATGTAATTCATCATCTAAATCATCACTGCTAAGTCTACCTATTTCAGCTCTTAATTTATCTACTCTTAGTTTTTGTTCTTCTGAAGCTAATTCTGGGTTTTCATTAATCATAGTATTTGCTTGTTTTATAAGACTCCTAAGTTCTCCCATGGCTCTAGATTGAGCATTTAAAAAAGTTGCTTGTCTGTCCCATGCAAATTGAAACTCATATTCTATTTCCTCTCCAAATTCTGTATCTTTATGCTTTTTAATTTCTTTAATCATTTCGTTTTTATCTTTTACATACATAATTTTTTGAGCTCTTATTATAGCTGCATATTGAATAGTTATTTGTTCTAATAAAATATCTAATGGATTTTTCTCTTTTATTTCTTCTATTATTTCTAAAGTATCTTTTGGTAGATATTTTGAAAAAAATCCATGAGTTTCTGCATTTTTATTAAATAATGGAGCTCCACCACCTATATTTCCAACAGCATTTTTATTCCCTATTGGTGCTCCACCTAATAGAGTTGAGTTTGTTTTGGAACTTTCTTTATTTAATTTATTTAAATCATCACAATTAGCTTGTTTACTAGCTTTTGTAGTTTTTTTTGTGTCTATTTCATTGGTAACGTTCCTTTTGTTTTTTGGTAACGTTCCTTTTAAATTTTCTTCCCATTTATCTTGAGATTTCCATTTTCTAATTTGAGCATCTTTTACACCAAGTTGTGTGGCGATATCTTTTAGCAAGATTTCTCCATTATGTTGTTTATATATTTCAAATGCTTTATCTCTATTTGGACTTCTTGCTCTCGACATTTATCACCACCTCGTTATTTTCTAATTTATTTACTTCTATTTCTATATTTATTTCTATCCTTGTTTTTTCTTGCTTCTATCAATTCATTTATTGATTTTATATATTTTTCATCATTGCTTACTCTAACATGACTTGTTAATAAATATAAATTTCTAGTTTTAGGTCTTTTCTTTCGTATGCAATTATCTACTACAGTCTTAGCCATGTTAAATCCATAAATATGTGAATGTCCCATTGAAAAAGGTTTCTGTGTATTATACACAACATATCCTTTCTTTACAGCTAATATTATGTATTCTTTTTTCTCGTACACTTTTTCACCCATTTAGATCATTCCTTTTCTACAAAATAAAAAGAACCCTAGTTAGGGTCCTTTCAATCTGATGTATGTGTAACTATAAAATAACTTAGGGGACAGTTAGAAATTTAAGAAAAAATTCATTAAATTGTTAACTGTAGTAATAATTATTAGTTGAAGTTTTAGCAAGCTACAGGATTCGAACCTGTATCACATGGGGGCGTGATTTCCATTACTTGCACGTTGCTGAGGTTTTACCCCCAGCCATTTCCTGTCATAACTAAGTTGTTAATTATATACTTAATACTTAGGGAGGACACAAGTCTGTGCCAAGAAAAAACCAATGTTTTAAAAAAACTGTAGCAATTATACTAGTCAAATAGGTTACCAGGCTATCTGACATTCAATAAGAGTTTGTAAAGAAAACAACCTTTATATTTTCCTATAATACAAATATACTATAGTTTTCTGTCTAAAAAAGGAACTTTTACGGAAATTATGAGGTAACTTTACGGAACTTTTACGGAAATCATATAAGTGATTTTATTTTGTTTATTATATCGTTTCTCATAATTCTACATTTTTTATCACTATATCCTATTTCCTCCCCTACATCTAACCAGCTTGGTGCTTTTTTTCTATTAGAGAAATATCTAAAGCTAACAAGTCTTTTCTCTTCTTCTTTTAACAATTCTAATGCATTTTCTATTTTTCTAATTTGTCTCTCTTTTTTATTTATCGCTTTTTCTATTTCTATTATCTGTCTCTCTTTTGCAAGTACTTCATTTTCGACTGTATTGCTTATGTTATTTGTTTGTGATGTTCTTTCATCAGCATAGCTAATAGCTTTGCATCCCTTGTACTCCACCTCTAGGTACTCTAAATCTATTTTTAAGCTGTTTAGCTCTATTTTCATAGAATTATAATTGTATAACTTACCTTCTGCATCTGAAAATGTTTTATCTTTTTCTATTGTTTTACTAGCCATGCTCCCACACTCCTGTTATAATAATATTGTCAATATTTGTGGGAATGTGAAAGCATTCCTTTTTTTATGTCAATTATTTATATTTATCTTCTTTGTGTAGTCCAATTTTCTGGTATCCAATTTTCTGGTGTTGGAACGTAAAAACTTTGTACACAGTCACCTAATATTTTTTTTACTTGACATTTGTTGCAATCTTCATTGCTACTGCATTCTTTTTTTATTGTTAGTAATGCTTGTTTTACTTCTTCCATTAATCTTCCTCCAATTCCTTTTCAGCTAATTTAATTGCTTCCAATGTGCTATATCCCTTTTCTATGTATTTCTTAGCCAGTTCGACTAATTCTTTGTATCTTGCTAATATCAATCAATCACCTCCTAAAAAAATGTCAGTTGATTATATTTCACTTGAGCCTTTACCCAAGGTCCGTATTCTTCAAAATTTGTGCATTTCTTATAAATTCTACTATTAACCCATCTAGCAAAATGTTTAAGTCTTAAATCAGGTATTTGATTATAAACCATTACAAATGGGTCTACTTTTAACGAAGTTAATGTTTTAAATCTATACATATCTTCCTCAAAAGTAGTGTTATAACCAACGCACATATGTTTATATTTCTTTACATGTTTGCTAAGTGTTTCAATGCCTTCTAAGACCTTTCTTTCGTGTCCCATCAAATCCCAAGCATAGTGTAAACTTCTTAAATGTTTTACTTGTCCTAACCAGTAAGCCTTTTCATCTGTCATAAGCCTTACATCGCAGCCTTGATTTATATCGACTTTTAATTTTCGTTCTTTTATTTCTTTTAGCTTGTCTATGCAATACGGATCAGCTGTAAAGTTGTTATCATGTAAAATTAATACATTACTTTTAGGATTAAGTAAATCACTTATTTCAGCTACATCATGAAACTCACCTTCTTTTTCTGGTACAAAGCAAAATCCACAATTTCTTACACAACCTCTAGATGTATATCCCATACCAGCCTCTACAATTTCTTTGGCTTTTTTTCTTTTGTGTTCCTTTGTTCCAATACCTTTCATTCTACTAGCTATTTCTTCTATGCTATATAGCTCATAATCAGGTCTAAGTTTTTCAATTTCATCAGGCAAAGTCTTTTTTATATCCCAGCCTGTTCCACCGATTTCTATTTTATCTTCGTATTTCTTTACTAGATCTTCACAAACCGATTTACTTCTAGTAAAGATTGAACTAGCAAATATTTTTTCATATTCTTTTCCTTCTTGCACAAATTCGACTGTTTCTCCGATTGACTTGTAATAAGTTGAAAGTTTCATAAGTGCAAGATTAGGAATTTTACTATCTACATCTATTAATCCAATCATTTTATTCACCTTGTTTATCTTCCAATTCTTTTGCTAATCTAAACATTGAAAATATCTTGCTTGATTTTGGTATGTATTTATATCCATCTATTTCGCAAGTATTACCATTTACACATTTCATTCCTTTTGCAACTCCGAATAACTTGCAAATAACTGGTCTAACTTTGTATATCAAACATTTTTTATTTTCTTCATCTCTAAAATAACAAGTGTTATCTAAACGAAAAAATGGTTTTATATTATTCTTTATGCAATAATCCTTGATAGTTTTATATTCTCTTTCTCCCATTAAAACTGGACCACAACATTTGCCACAATTAGTGCAATTAGTGTGTTTCGGTATATACTCAACATTCTTTATATTATTCATTTTATTTCCCCCTATTTCAAGCTTAGTTCAAATAAAAATGTATCATAATTGTCTAGTTCATCATCTGCCATGTTGTCTAAATCTCTGTGTTCTATTTCAAATTCATCCTCTAGCATTTCAATCCATTCTCTAAAAGTTAAATCATGATTTGCTTCTATTTCGTAATCTTTTATTTTCTTATCTAACATTTCTTTTGTTATTTTCATTTCTTTTGTTATTTTCATGTTTTTACTCCTTAATTTGTATTTTATTTTTACCACTACTTTTGAAATCACATTCCTATGGTATTTATACCCCCTCTTTGACTTTTTAGTGCCTTGATAGGAGTAGGAGAGAGGTTATAAACGTTGCAAATACTGCATTCTTACTTTTACCCCTCTCGAGTCCTTTTTACCGATAGAGTAGAGGTATTTTCGACCACTACTCCATATACTCGGTTTATTTTGCCTTACTTAAATCATTTCTTGTATTATCGTAGCCTGATAACATTTCATCGTACATTAACTCATTAAATTGAAAATCTGATATGTTTTTACCTTTACTACGACAATAATATCTGTATGTTCTGTTAGATGCTTCTTTTTCAGCCATTATAATTAATTTCTTTACGTCTATTTCTATTGAGTTTTTTATTTCTGTTGTCCATTCGGTATTGCCATTACAAGCATCTGTTTCAGCAGCAGGTATTATATTCTCTAAATTGAAATTGTAATCGTCCCAAACCTCTGTAAATTCCTTGCTTCTTTGGAAGTTGAATGTATGATTTAAATCGTCAATAATCTCAATTACATCATCTGATTGATCCTCTGGTTTCTCAAATTCTTCTAATTTAAATAAGAAATATAGTAATTTACAAAAGTAAAACAATGTACCTCTTATAAATACCCATCCTAGATGCCAAACCCTTGCTATAAGCCATATTAGTACATCCCAAAGTGTTGCTTTATCTTCTGACATTTCTAACACCTTCTCTGTACTGTTTTGCTAATTTATAGCTGTCAAAGTGCATTTGTGTTATTCCTTCGATGTACCATTTTAGTGTTTTAAAACTAAATTTTATCCTCATATTCCAGTTTCGCCCCCTTATCATTACCAATCTATTATGTCATCCCCTAAGTCATCTACTTGTTTTTGTAACTGTTCCATATCCTTTTGTGTACTATGTTTGCCTGTTTTAGTACTACTTTTACCCTTTAAGGCACTTTCATCGGTCTTGTTGGTACTAACAGGTTTATTTTCGTACTCTGTTAGTACTCTGTTAGTACCTTGTTTATCATCTTCAAGCACCATTATATTACCTGCATATATTTCTTGAAGATAATATATAATTTGCATTGGATTTGTTCTGCAATTTCTTTTAGCATCTTTTAGTAAGTTCTCTAAAAGTTCCCCTTCAAGGTTTAATTTAATTAACATTTCTTTTTATTCCTTCTAGTAGAAATAAGTTCTGCACCTTCTACATTGGACCATAAAGCATTTTCTAAAACAGTTACATTGTCATCTACTTCTAAATAACTTTTTAAGGCTATAGCTCCACCTCCTACAAATATAAGTCTGTGAAGTAATGGTTTATATCCTATATCCTTCAGAGGTTGATATATATGCTTATCTATGTATTCTTTTGCAAATTCATCAATGATTTGTTTTAAGTCATCTGATAGTTTTTTATATTTGTTATACAGTATTTCTGTATCTTTATCTGTATAAGTTTCTAATAATCTTCCAGTAAGATATCTGCCTAGTTCTGTATAAAAAATATTCATGCCTTTTTCAGTCGTAAACATTCTGCTTGCATCTGGAGTTCTGTTTACATATACTCCTGTTAAATCAACTCCACCTATATCAACTAAAAATAACGGTTCTGCTAATAAACTTGGATCAGTCATAAGTGAACTAAATCCTTCTGCGCATATTTCTACATTTGTTACTTTGAATTGTTTTTGTGCTTCACTTTGATTTGATACTGTATATTCGCCCTTTAAAAGTTCTTCAAACTTACCTCTGTTATCTTGATTGATGTATTGACTAAGTGGTAATAGTGTTACTATTTCAACTTCATCACCTTCTTTTACTAAAGGATATAATGCTCGTCCTAATAATGCCTTCTTTTCTTCTGTTATTTTATTGGTATTCTTTTTAGATTTTGCATTTTCTGAATTTAAGTAATGTTTATTGTTTATTTCCCATGCTCCAAACGTTCCTTTTGATACTTCTTGTATGTTTGAATTGTCTATGATTCGCTTACTTCCAATTAACAGTTTATAGTTTTTATTTCCTAAATCTATATGTGTTTTCAATCCCTGTTCCCCCTTTGATTTGATTTTGATATGTCCGTTCCTATGATGTGTTATTTGTTTCCTAACTATATTATAAAGTCTATATTATATATTGTCAACATTATATATTGTTAAATAATAGTATTTTCACTATAATATAATTAGGAGGTGTATTATGTTTCAATTTAACATTGATGATTTACTAAAACAGAAAAATAAAACTCGTTATTGGCTTTCTAGAGAAACTGGTATCTCTTATCCAGCACTAAAAAAGATAGCTGATAATGAAACAACTTCTATTACATTTGAAAATCTTTATAAGATTTGTAATGCTTTAGAATGTGACTTGAATACTTTATTAAAATCGAAGGGGAGTGAATAGTTTCACCCTCCTTCTTTTTATTTAATCGAATTTATTTTCTGCTAATCTGGTAACAATTCTATTTTCTTTGTATGCTAACCACTTTTGTACTTCTAGAGTATCTATGTCATATATTTCTTTGATCCATTCAATTCCTATTAATACATCTGCTATTTCCTCTGCCATGTTGTCAGCATCCAATTTTCCTCTCTTTGCTTTACTTATCGCTTGAATAAGTTCTGAACATTCTTCCATTGCAATAGTTGTACAAAGTTCTTCATTTTCTGTTGCTTTCATAAACTCTTTATTTTGTTGCATTTACTTCTCCTTAATCATTTATTTGTTTAAGTTGTTCTCAAATTGTTCTATTTTTTGAGAAATTCCTCTTTGTTCAAGAAATTTGTGAGCCTTTGTATCTTCGTAGTCGTTAAAAATACAGTCACCTAAAAACAAGCAAAATATAATCATTACAATGAAAAACATTAATTCACTTCCACCACTTTGCTTTGACATATCTTCGCCCCCTTATATATTTAGATATTTTTTTATTATCTGTATAGCTTCTTCGCACGAGTAGCACACTTTAACCTCATAACCTTGCTCTAATAGGTTTCTAATCCATTTCTTTTGATTTTCTGTGCATTTGTTACGCCCAACTTTCATCTCTATAAATAGTGCTGCTTTTCCATTTCTAGGAACAAATAATGCTAGATCTGGAAATCCTGCTTGTAATCCTAAACGTTTCAGTTCTGCTCCATATCTTGGACTTCTTTTACCTTCATTCGGAACATGCATAAGCATTTTTAACTCTGAGTATTTCTTTTCTTGGAACTTGGCCCATTGTATTAGGGCCTTTTGTTCCTCTGCTTCTGTTACTCTTTGCTTGCTTGTTTTATTTTTATCTGCTCTTTTAATTCCTTCCATTGCTGTGTTATCTGTATATCCTTCTCCATTTTTATTTAGCTGATATCTCTCCATATTCCCTCCTATTTTGCTGTTCTGTATGGTGCTAACATTGTTACTAATTTATGTACTAATATTTCTTTGTCTTTTGTTATTTTTGCCTCACTGTTTATCGCTGGTCCTCTTTTTTCTTCTGCACGATATTCTTCTCTACAAGTATCACTGCAAAATCTTTGATTTGCTCTATTACTTGTATATTCTTTGCCACAATACTCGCATATTTTTTTATTAGCATTTTTTATGAAATTTATTTCCCATGTATTTTTATAAGGTTTTTCTTGTCTTATAGCTGATGCTACAGCTCCAGCGTATATTTTCTTGCCATATACACCTGTAAGATACTTCGCTACTGCATTTTGTCCTGTAAATTCTAATACTTCTCCAGTTTTTATATTTTTCACTTCGATTATATTTTTTCCCATTACTATTCACCCCTTTTCTTTACTTTTTTTGTTTCTAGTTCTTTTAAATAAGCTGCTAGTTCTTCAGGACTTAGTTTATATTCTTTTACTTTACTGCCCTTGCTTTCATAATTGCCTTTTAGGACTATCTCGCCTGGCTGAAAATAATATACACCCCCGTTGTTATGTCTAGTTTTTACTTGTTGTATTGCTACTTTGGGTCCTTTGGAATATACTTTCTTCAAGCATCCACAACTTTTTGTTATTCTATGTTGTAGATTACTTTCTCTTACCACTGTTGTATTTCCACATTCACATTGACATTTCCAGTATCTTCTGCTTTTTTCTACATGATCTAGTTCTAATACAACTAATTTCCCATATATTTTACCTGTCAAATCTACTACTTTTGGCTGTCTAGTAAGTCCCATATCCTTTACGTATCTTCTTATAGTGCTTTTATCTCTATTTAGTTCGTATGAAATATTCAAAATGCTTAATCCTTCGTTATATAATCTTTTTATCTTTCTTTTTTCTAAGTCTGATAGTCTTAATGCCATTTGATTATCCCCCTTTCGCCTAGAAGATTTAACTTCTAGGCTATTTATTTGTAAGTATTGCTATCTTATATCGTTATTTTTAAATATGTCTTTGCTTATTGAATCTGATATATCTTCTTTAATGTCTAATTTTTCTTTGATTCTATTTTCTTTCAAGCCTAGCTTTATAGCACCAATCATGCATTTTAAAAATTCTTCTGCTGGTATACCACTTTTTTCTTCTAATTTGCTTATTACTGTATCGTTTAGCATGCATAAATCAGCCATTATATCATGAAGTTCTCCATTTAATGTTGCTCTTACTTCTCCATCTTTTACATTTGCTTTTATCATTCTTCCTGTCCCCCTCCTAGAGCTCGCTAAAGCCCTATATTATATTTCTTAATCTATAGTTGTTTTCTATTCCTCTAGGGAATGTTATTATATTACCTTGTGCCATTTCTACGATTCGTGAACCAACAGCTTCATCAAACATCAATATTTCCTTAATTGATTTTTCTGTCGATATAATCATAGGTTTGCCTTTTAGATATCGTGTGTTGATTACCTTGTATATATATTTTCTATCTGCTTGTGTTGGCTCGCCTTTCAAGAAATCATCTAAAAATAGAACTCTTGGATTTATATATTTTTCTAACTCTCTTATAAATTCTTCTTCTTCATTGATAACTTGTTTTAGATTAGTCAGCATTGATATATATTCTTTGTATACGCAGCCAACATTGTTGTCGATTAGTTCTAGCATCGCTGAAATTCCTAAGTGAGTCTTCCCACTTCCAGGGGTTCCGCTTAATATCAAACTTGCATTAGTTTCTTTTTTTAAGAAGTCATTAATATATCGTAAAACCTCGTTCTTTGCCTTTATTTGCCATTCTTTGTTAGTTTTAAAGGAATTAATTGTCTTTTGTTTAAAAACATCTGTGAGATTGCTTAAAGCAAGTTTTTCGATACTTTGTCTTTTTTCTAAACAGCTACAAGGTACAGCCACTTCATATCCATCTTTTATCTCGAATGTATATCCTCTATCTTCACATAGAGGGCAATCATATTTTGCTGGTTCTGGAGCATGTTTTTCCAAAGCAACTTTTAATCTATCCAATAAAACTGCATCCATTTTATTCATCTCCTTATAATCCGAATTTTTCATCTATTTTGTCTAGAAAATCTAGATCTTGTTTATTTAATTCATCTTGTTGTCTAGGTTTGTTTTGTTCTTGCTGTAATTTGTATGCTTTTAGCTGGTCATATGTTGTTATGTTATTGTTGGTCCAGTTGTTGATTATCCCTTTTAGATAGCCTAAGTTAGTTTTACTTCGCTCTGTACATATCTCTATTGCTCTTTTAAAAAGTGAATAATCTATGTCCTTACTTATATCTATAAGCCATTCTGATGTTACTCCATTTATTACTCCTATATTATTTTCATAGAGTTTAGCAAACTTACCTACCAACTTATTATTTGTATCCTCTTCTATATATGTAGGTCTATCTCTATCTCTATCTCTATCTCTATCTCTATCTCTAATTATGGTGGAGATTTGGTCGGACATTTGTCCTGTACTTTCGGACGATTGTTGGGACATTTGTCCTGTTGTTTGTCCTTTTCCTTCTGATAATTGTTTCTTTTCTTCATCAATTCTTCTTCTGTAATTTCTTTTTCTATCTGCTTCTGTAGAACTTTTACCTATAAAGTCTTGAATATCTAGCATATAGATAGCCCCATTGTCTAGTATTTCTACTAATCCTAATTGTCTAAATATATCGACTGCTTTTTCTACTACTGCTACTGGATGCCTAGTAACATTAGCAAGCATTGTTGAATTATATGGTATTCTGTCATTAAACATTAATTTCCCTGTATTTTTTAAACTTCTAAGATAAAGTTTTAAAAGTATGTTTGAATATAAATAACCATCTGGCATACTTTCAAGTATTATCATTTCATCTCTGTCAAAGAAATTATCTACTAATTTTAGATAATAATATTTTTGATTGTCGCTCATTACTAAGCCTCCTTATTTGTTGTTTATCATAGGAAGGGGATTGCTCCCCAACCTAACTTATGCTGTTTTTTCTGCTGCTTTTTCATATCCGTTGCAAACTAAATCATATTCTGGTTTAGTCAAGTCTTTTACTTCCTTGTTGAATTTTTTCATTACTTGTTGCTTAACTAGATCTTTATCTACTCCAGCTTTGTTAGCTAGTGCATATAATCTAGCTAGTTGCTTGTCCGATAATTTTTTAGAATTATAATTATTGCTATAACTTCTTTGTGCTTCGGTTGGTGGTTTAGAATCAGCATCATCTTCATCTGTTGGTATTCCTAAGAACTTCAATAGAAAGTATCTTTCGTTGTATGTTAGTGCTGTCCCCATAGCCTTGCTGATATCATCTGTTTGTTGTCCGATACAAACCCAAGGAACTACCAATTTATCTGTTGGTTCTTCGGCATTAATCCATGTGTATGTCATTTTTGCAGTAACTATAAAATCTAATTTTTCTTTTCCTTTTGCTGTTACATATTCATGTTTTTCCCAATGAAATGTACTATAATCTATTTCTGGTACTAATAACACTCCTAGCTCGTCCATTTTATCTTTAATAGCTCTTAAAATTTGAGTTCCACTTACAAATATATAGTCATATCCTTTAGTGTCTTTTGAAAAGCCTTTGATATTTTTTCTTATTTCTACTAGCTTTTGATGCAAGTTCATGTTATTCACCTTCCTTTTCTAATTCTTCTATATTAAGTCGTAAAGCATATAATAAACTGCTTTCGTAACTATCATGTTTTCTATTTCCTATTTGTTTTAATGTGTCTTTATAGTGTTCTTTGAATATATCTAATGTCATAAATTTTCTATTTCTTAGAGCAAATTCAGCTCCTTCTATAAATCCTAGTCTGCCTAAATCATCTGAACTTCTAGAAAGTCTAACTAGGAATAATCTTTGTTCTAGTGTTTTTATATCTGAGTTTTTAACTCCTTCTGATTTTAATTGAATTTTCATCTTCCGAGTTCCCCTTTGCTTATGTTATAATTAATTAAACGTTAATAAATGAACACTTATTATATGTCTTTTGTACCTCCCTAGTCACCATTAGAGAGGTACTTTTCTTTTTATTGATGTGTCATGTCATATTCTAGATCTATTCTGTCTCTTTCCATTTGTGCAAATTCTCTTGCTTCTTCTAATGTCATTTCTTCTTGTTCTTCTGTTAATCTTCCAGTTTGTAACATTGCTATGTATTCTAAAAATGTAAACTCTGGATAATCTTTTGCTGCTCTATTTAGGTATTCTGGCGAACAGGTAATAGTCATTTATATCACCTCCCTTATGCCTTCTATATAGTTGTCTAATAGGTCTGATATATCTCTTAATAGGTCTAGTGCATTGTAAGCTGCACTTGTAAATGTGATGTAGTGTACTTTTGTGTTGTATTCGTATATTGATGTTGAAATGATGTAGTAGTTTTCACCTTTACTAGTTTGTAAAGATAAGTTGATTTCAGCTTT